CAGCACACCAATACACCTAACACCAAGCATAGAAGCCTGGGTTCGGTGCATCGGTTGCTGCCGAGTGGTGTGTACAGAGCCTGATGTGTGGACGGGCTGGGAGAGTTGTGGCTGGAGGAGATTAAGTGCAGGGTGGGGGTCAGCAGGACAGAGGGGCCCGAGGGTGCACACGGATGTATATGTATGGGTATATGGGAATATATGGATGTATAAAGATATATATGGGTATAGGTATAGAAGAAAGAGGGAAAAAGGCATAGGGGCAAGAACAAAAACGAAAAGCTATATGTTGACTACAGTTTCGCGATAAACACCCGTGCCTGCCTGGAGCAAGTTGGGTTTCTGGATTGGGCCATATAGTCACTTTATCTTGGAGAGCTTGCCAAGCAGTTCTTCTACTGCCCTACCCTTCTTTTTTTCTTCATCAACCTTCTTTCTGGCCTGAGACCACTCGTCTCTGATGTCATCAAACTGCATTAGCCTCTTGTAGCCCTTTCTGGCCCGACAGCAGGCAATGAGGACCCCCAAGCTGGAAGGCCCGAAGAGGACCAAGCAAGCAACAACTGCAATGACGAGCAGTGCAACAAGTAGCCCGACCCACCATCTGCCAAACACATGAGAAAAAAAAGAACCTATTGTGCCAAAGAAGCTTAGGAAGTTGGAGCTTGTGCAGTCCAAGTAGCCAGTTGTGCAGTTGGAGTCCGAGGTGCTGTGAAGGGTTCTTCTATTTTCTAGAAGCACTGCTTTTTGGCCGTCCAGCTGGAGGTTCACGCAAGCCCTCACAGTGCCTGTGCTGCCATCCTCTTCTGCCAATTTTATGCATAGAGTTTTTTTGTCAGCTGCAGCAAAGAATCTTAGCTCCTGTATGTTGGCCTGCTCGCTTCGGGCCAGGATAGAGATGGATGGAGCAATTATGTCAGGGTCTTCTGAAACAAGGTGGACGGCAAAGGTTTCTGGCTTGTTAATCTTGACCCTGACCAAGCAGGTGAAGCCAGTGGAGCAGCCATAGCACCCCTTGCAGCTTGACAGTTCAACATGGAGGCCCTCAGGTTTGATTTTGACTGATTTCAAGGTGAGGCCCTGAACCTCCAGCAAAGCGGTTAACTGTCCTGCACCGAAGGACGGGCGGCCCTTAAGGTTCAAGGTTGGGTTGTCCCCCATCATGAGCTTCTCCGAATGAAGGAAGTAGTTAACCGAAACGTCCCCACTGTCCCAGAGATTTTGAAATGCCTCAGTGTTGTGTGGGACAACACCAGTGCTGTGACAGTCAGGCCAGTGGCCAGGGTGGCAGGTGTAGTATGAAGTGACCCCAGACCAGGACATCCACGAGTTTGTGGAGTTCAGTCCACCGTTGCCGTTGATGGAGTTTAGGTTGATGTGGTCATTGTCAAACAGCGGTGCAACCCGGTAGAGCTGGAAGTCCCCTACAGGTCCATGTGTGCATGATTGTATGTCACACAGTGTCTTGCCATTCACCATGCGGATTTTTTTCGCCATATCAAACATTTTTTGCTTGGGGCTCTTATGGAAGATGGCAACCTCAGGAGGGAGTTTTTGGGAGACACCGCTTACCCCACTGAACTGTACAGAAACTGGTCCCAACTGGATCATGGAACCAGCACTTACCAGCTCACAGATTCTGTCTTCAGGTGAGGTCTCAACACAGGCAATTACCTGGCTTTCTATGTAAGAGAGCTCCCATTTGCTTACAAACCAGTCTCGGTAAGTCTCTTTGAGTCCAAGAGCGCAGCAGGCACAGCCGGACCCTATGCTAAAGCACCATGAAGGGTTGCACCTCCAGTTGGTAAAGTCGTCAAACTTGCTGTAATGGCATAGGTGTGTTGTGCATGCACAGTTTTCGGGACAGTCCCCGGTGCACCTTCCCTGCATCCAAGTGTCCACTGTCCTGTCTCCTGTTGCATACAAGAACCTGGTGTTGTAGATTTGCGTGTGGTCGAGGATGGAAACAAACACCCGCCTGCGTTCTGAGCTTGAAGGTGATGAAATTTCCCACATCAGGCCAGTGCCTGCTTCTAGGTTGACAATGGCCTCGCTCTTACCGTTCAGTGTGACGTGGTCAGATGATGATGAAGACTCAGTCCATGACAGTGAGATGTGTTTGCCACTGTAGGAAGGCTTGTAGGCATCAGCAACATGAACTGTTCCCCAGGGTGCTGTGACATCTAGCGCCCTCTTCTTGGTAATCGCCTTTATCTGATGTCCTCCCTGGCTGCTCAGCTCAGCCAGTTTCTTTGGATCAGGAAAGAGTGACAGCAAGTGGCGACCGTTGCTGGGACCCATGCCGAGTGGAGGTGGGCAGGTGCAGTCATCTTCGCCCTGGATGCAGTTAAGGTTGCAAAATTCTACAAAGTCCACTTCCTTCTCCCACAGATCCTCTTCAACAAGGGTGTCCTTGATCGAGTAAACAGGATGTATGCATATGTAGAAGAGAACAAAGAGCCCAAGGAACCAGCTGGCTTTGCTCATTATTCTAGTCATTGAGCTAACGGCAACAACAGCTGCCCGGAGAATGAAGGGGACCAACTTGATGGTGACTGCTTCAGCATCTTCTTGCAGGCCCGACTTCCTCTGCACACATTCCTTAACATGCAGAAGGAGCTTTGCCTTACTGCAAGATAGTCTGCAGTACGGGCACCTTCCATTACGGCAGTTCTCATGCCGTTGCCAGTGGAGCCTGCTCTGCACCCATGTCCCACATTCTTCACAAGTGCCTCTCATGGCATCTGCTCTCAGCCGGACAATGCGTATGACCCAGGCAGCCAAACGTAGTACTGCAGCCAGAACATTGAACCCCAACTTGCAGAGCATGTAACCAAGGAACCACCAAGCAAACAAGAGGTAGACAACGCTGGGCCTGAAGCTCATTCTGCAGATCCACCTGGGTAGCCCCCCCCACTCTGCCATTGGGCAGCCTGTTTCAACTTCAGAGCTAACAATGGAGTGTTTTTCCCCATTCGGGCAGACCAGGGTGGCTTCAAGCCCTTCTAGGGCGAATGAGCATTCCCTATCACAATCCTCATAGGCCCTATCCTTTTCACTGGACATCTTTACCATGCCCCTTCCTGGTGTTTTTACCGAGATGCAGATGTGATGTTTGGGACAGTCCTCATGTGAACGCGTGTAGGAGCAGTCCCCATTTTCTGGTTTGATGTCGTCTGCAGTAACAGGGCATTGCACCTTAACGACCTTCCTGCTGACAGAAAAGCATCCTAGGTCATTGGGTGCAAAACCCTTAAGAATCTTGGTGCCATTGCAGAAGGTTCTATAGGGCCCTGGAGTAGGCTGGTCATGGGTGTTGGTTTCGTACTTCACGGCTGTGATGACCTTGGTGCCTGTGTTGCAAGGTGCTTTAAGCTGAAGCAGTGAGCTGGATAGCAGTTTGCGTGTTGGGGAGGGGGTGGCTCCTGGAGTGATTTCAAAAACAAGCTTCTCCGGCCTGACTTCCTTGGCTGCCGTGCCGACCGATGAGGGAGGCTCTCTTAATGAGCACAGGGTTATCACACATGTTTTCAAGATGGCATTCCTGTCCACAGTTATGTGGATGATGGGGTGAAGGACACTGTCATTCGACACAGAGCTTCTGATGTAGCCTCCAACATCAGTCAGCTGCCCCATTGCTCCATGGTTCTCTACAGTTGCTGAGCAGTCTTGGACACTGATGCCAAGGTAGCTCGTGAGGTAAGCCACAGTGACGATCGGTTCCCTCTGTTCCAGGCTCACCTCTATGTTGAAAGACCTGAAGGCAAGGTTCCTGATTGTCCTGCTTCCCTCACAGGTCGGCTCTGGCATCCTGTCAGTCAGGCCTGGCCACACAGGAACCCCCCCTTTCCTTTCAGTTAGAAAGTAATAAGAGCCTAAAAAACGGTTTGCCAGTGTGCCTGAAGTTCCACCCAATCCGTTTGGAGAGACTCTCAGCCCGTCAAACCAGCTGATGGAGAACTTTTTTCCGAAGCCAAGTATGATAGAGCTGAGGTTCATTGACTTCAGCCTGCTAGAGAGCTTCTCATAGTTGCGTCCCGAGTTGAACATGACATGAAGCATCTGTGCCTTGTTTGAAGCCTTTTCTAGATGAGGGGTGACTATGCTCATGGTGAAGGTTCCCCATGAAGATAGTTGTGACACACTGTCATTGAGGAGCTTAAGGGCTTCGTCTTTGAGTATTAAAGGGAGCCTGGTGACATTGGTAAGAATGGCCTCAATCGTGTCAACTGTGGGGGAAGGCTGGGAGGCACCTGGAGATGTTGCAGGGACAGTGATGGTTGATGATGTTGGTGCCTGGGTGGTGTTGTTGGTGGCGGTGCAGGGGGATGTTATATACAAGACTATATACAAACCCATTAAAAATGGGTAAAAGGCCTTTAGAGCCATCGTAGACTGCAGTTCGCTAACCTTTAGCCTTTAGTAGGG